ACATATTTAGATAAAACTTATGGAATTTTCAGAGGACCTATGGCATTCCATGCCACATTTGATAACAAAGTTAAATTGCAAAATTTAAATAAGAAACCAAATTCAGCTCAAATAATTACATTACATTTACTATCAACTGATGGAGATTCGTCAAGAATAACTGAATCAGAAGACCCAAAAGTTTTCTACACTAAAAAACCAGTTATTAATTCCTATAAAGGAAATGCTGTTTTTTCAGTTGAAGCGCCAACTGTAAGACATATTGTAAAACCTAGAAATTCATTAGCAAAAACAATTGAAACAAATCTTGAAACATTCTCAAGAGATAATGGAGTCATAGAAAAAAACAATCCAAAAATCTATTATAATAAATTAGCTATATCTAGTAAAAGAATAGGTTATGATATAAATCAAACAGGTTATGATACAGATCAAATATTTATACAATCAAATCTTAGTCAAAATATTTCAGATCTATCTTCAACAATAGCCACAGTAGAGGGAAACCTACCAACTTTAAATTTAATGGAAATTGGTGAACATGTAAAATTAGTAAGTCATTCTGATGATCATATAAAACTTGGAGGGTCATATATTCTCAAAGGATCACATATTCAATTTGTTAAAGGAACTCTTTGGGAATCATTTGCCAGATTATATATGACAAGAACTAATGTTGCTTCTCAATAATTAGAACAAACTATAAAGGAGATTAGTATGGTAGCAAGTCCTCAAAAGGCAACTATTATAAGTAAAACAGATGATTATGTTGCGGAGTATTTGCGTTGTAAAAATGATTTCCATTATTTTTGTGCTAATTATATCTATATTGAAATACCAGGCGTTGATATTTTACTTCGACCATATAACAAACAATCTGAATTAATTGATACAATTGAGAAAAAGAAATACGTTTTAGTATTAAAGAGTCGGCAGATTGGAATCTCAACTATTGTTCAGGCGTATGCTGCATGGTTAACAGTTTTCTTTAATAATGTTGTTATCGGAATTATTTCAAAGGACGGAGCTGAAGCTACAGACTTTGCAAGAGTTATTCGTGGTATGGTTGAAAAACTTCCTGATTGGATGAAACCATTGGGTGGTTCACAAGGTCGCGGTCTTGCAAAAAGAACTGAGCGTTCATTTATTTTAACAAATGGTAGTAAAGTATATGCTTCACCAGTTAATCCGAATGCTCCTGATAAAACGCTTCGTGGTAAGGCGTTGACATTCTTAGTAATTGATGAGGCAGCATTCGTTGGTCATGTTGAAGCAGCTTGGACTTCAATGGTTCCTGCTCTATCAACAAATCAGATGCAAGCACGTAAAGCAGGAATTCCATATGGAACCGTAGTTCTTTCAACACCCAATAAGACCATTGGTATTGGACAATGGTATTTTGAACAATACATGCGAGCTATTTCAAGAGATGATATTTTCGAACCATTTGTAATTCACTGGAAAATGATTCCTGAATTAGCAGATGATCCATATTGGTATGATACTCAATGTAAACTGTTTAATTATGATCCGAAGAAAATTGCTCAGGAATTAGAATTAAAATTCTTACCAGCAGAAGGATCATTCTTCGAAGCAGATACGGTTGAGAAAATGCAAAATGCTTGTGTTAATCCAATTGAAAAATTAAGAGTTTTCAATGGAGAAATATGGAAGTTTCAGGAAGCATATCCTAATAAAACATATATGATTGGAGTCGATACCGCACCCGAACATGGAGCAGATAAATCGGCCATTACAGTTTGGGATTATCAAACATTAGAACAGGTTTGGGAATATCAGGGTAAGTGTAAGGTATTGGATTTCTTAAAAGTTGTTCAAATAGCAGCAACTCAATATAGAAACGGTCCAATCATTGTAGAATCAAACTCATATGGTAACCAGGTTGTTGAACACTTAGGACAAAGTAATTTTTCAAGTAGATTATACAGAGAAAAAAGAGGACCACACACAATAGTACCTGGTCTTTCAAATAATGCAAAAACAAGACCATTAATGATTGATGCTTTATATTCTTATATGAGTCAATACCCAGAATCAGTTAGATCACAAAGACTCGCTCTTGAACTTACAGGGTTGGTTTCAAAATCAAGTGGAAAGGTTGAAGCTGATACAGGGTGTCACGATGACTTAGCATTATCTGCTGCATGTTGTATGTATGTAAGAAAATATGATCCACCTTTAATGTTGGAAACAGCAGAAGGTGGTTATTCAGGCGCTCTTGAAGTAATGCAGGATATAGTAGGGTTTAATACTGATAGACCTACCGAAATAAGCAATCAATCAATTATGAAATCAGTTAAAAACAGTTTAGACAAAAATCTAGGGTTTGTAGATATTATGAGCTTATATAATAAGGACTAAAACATGGATGATAAATATATTGAAGAATTGTTTGCTCTCCCAATTGGATTAGAACTTGAAGCTGTCATTGATGGGCAGAAATTCTATTCATCACAAAAATTAAAAGAAGCTTTTTTGAAATCAATGGGTGGGTCTGGAAGAGCATCAGCAATTTACGACCAAGTTGAATCATTGGTTATGAAAAAAAGACTTATAGTTCCTTGTTACCTTTCTAAGAACATGTTTAAATTTTTTGCTCATAAAGTTTTAGGAAGAACAGAAGATAAAAATATTCTTGGTTTTTATCACATGAAACAAAAGAGAGTTTTTATCTTAATTGATAATGCTACAACCGCAGTAGGAACGGCTAAAAATGATTTCATTGCAAGCACAACAATGCATGAATGTGTTCATTTATATGCTGATCGAATGAAAGGCAGATTTCTAAAAACATTTTTACCAGAATTAGAAAGATTTTATATTTCATATTTTTCAAGAGTATTCCAAACAAAATCAAAACCAGATGTTAAAAATATCATTAGAGTAATATCTAGTTTTGAATATAACAGAATGCAAAATATGAATAAACAATTGACAGCATATCATAATTTATTAGAGAAGGAATTAAAACCAATAACTGGACTTGATGAAAGACAATTTTTATTGACATTACAAGCACTTATAGTATCAATAAAAGTTTCTCTTGTCAATTTTTCAGCGTTTGTAAGGATGTATAGACAATATATGAATATTTACGGGCCAATGGATAGAGCATACCAAGAGGCGTTTGGCAAAAGAAATACTTTTACAACTCCATATCAAGAGTTGGGTTCCGTATCCGAAGTTATATGCGTCCTATCTGAAATGCAACCGACTCATCCAAAAATTAAAAAGATGTTTAAAGATATGGCATAGGAGTTCTAAAGTATGGCTATACGCAACGATAACAATCCTCCAACAAGAAATTCGCCAGGTAGTATTACAAAAGCTGCCGACGCTCAGATGGATCGTATCGGTAATATTAGTAATGTATCTAAAACTGTATCTAATATGCAGAAAGATGTAAAACAAAAAATTACCGAAACAAAAAAGATGGCAGAGCGGTCTTCTGATATTAGCGCGATTCAAAATTCTATGACTACTGTTTTAGATAAATTGGGTGATACCGTTGCGGCGCTTTCGGCAGGTGTTAAGACAGTAACGATTGACACAGCAAGAGCTACTAAAGATGCAATTGGAGAATACAGCAAAGCTATTGGCCAGGATATTAGTTTTAATAAGCAAAATGTTGTAGCAATGGCATTAGCTAAATCAACTCCTATATATGGTTACTTTGTTGCAAAGTTTATGGAAACAGATGTTTTCAAACGTGCAGCAGAGAGAATGAAACAGTCTATTGGTAATGCTTTTGGAAGTTTAGCAAAGGTATTTAGACGTGGCGGAAGACCTGAAAAAGCAACACCTATTCCAAAGGAATTAAGAGGCAAGAAAATTCCTAAGTTGGCCAAGGGCGGTGTTGTTGGTAAGTCTGGTTTGGCTAAAGTACATGCCGCTGAAGTAGTAATGCCAATTGATAAAATCTTAGACCGTATTGACGAGAGTTCGTCGGTATCTAAGAACGTTATGAAAATTATGTCTAGACTGGTGTTACAACATGCAGCATCAACAAAAGCTATGACAGGCATGATTCAACATCCAGAAGATGCAATGTTTGGCCAGAAGAAAAAACCAGGAGTTCTTAGAGATTTCTTTAAAATCATGAGAGAAGAAAAAGATAGAACTCGGGATCCAATCAATGTTAGACAGCTTCGTGAATTAATTGCAATTAGAGAAGTTCTTGGTGGTGAGTTAAAAGTATGGCCTGAAGTTTGGAGTAGGTTATTAGACAAACACCCAATGTTTAGAAATATGATTGCCATGTCAAAAGTAATGTTTAAAATGGTTGGTCTTGTAACATGGAAACCAATATATGCAATATTTAAATCAAGGGGTGGTTATCAAAGGTATCTATCTCGTAAAGACGAACCTCTCTCTGCATTAAATCAAAATATAGGAATTCTTTTTGTTGAGTCAATGTGGCGTTATGATAACATGTTGAATCTTCTAAGAGCAATTGCTATAGCCACAAGAGATACAGCAAGTGTTATAACGGGTAAAAAATACGACAGACTAAAAGGTATGGGAACTGGCGAGTGGTCTATTGCTGGAGCCACAGTTAGATTAGCTGGTCTTTTAACTGGCGGTGCAATGAGTCTCCTTGGAAAAATACCTGGTCTTGGTTTTATGGGAAAAGGTGGAGGCGCTTTAACAAGAGCTTCATTAACAGGTCGTAGGGGAGGAAGATATGCATTAGGCATGTCGGAAGAAGGTGGTCGTGGCGGCGGGATGACTGTCACAGAAGTAAACATTGATAATATAAAAGATGCGTTCGAAACATATTATAGAGAAACAACAAAATATTTTCCTACTCAAAGAAAAATGGATGTGAAATTATTAGAATCAACAACCCAACAGACAGGTTTCTTTAATAAAATAAAAAGAAAATTAAAAGGAAACAGCATAGTTCAATGGTTGTTAATCGGGTTTGGTTTTATAAAGACGATGATATCTAATGTATTTGGAGGTTGGTGGAGAAAGATTAAAATGGGCGCATCAGCTCTATTAAGGGTTAGTGGCCCCTTAGTATCAGCTATAGGAACTGGTTTAAAAGGGCTTTTAATGTCTGGTCCATTTTGGGCAGCAATTGCAGCAGCGGGTATTGGAGCTGGTATTGGAACCCTTATAAATAAATATTTAATCAAACCATGGAATGATAGACTTGATCAAAAATATAAGAAAGAAGCTGACAAAGTTAGTGAAAAAATAGCAGAAAGAAATAAATCTGGAATGTCTGCATTTAGAGATCTTGACCCATCAATGGATAAAGAAGCTTTTGATGCTAAGCGAAGAGCATCTATGGATAAAACATTATGGGGATCAAAAGATAGACGAGAAAATTTAAGTGGTCTATTCGGAGAAACATATTTAGTTGAAATAACGAAAGGACAAATTGAATATAGAGATCAACATCTGAATGAATATTTAAGATATGATACAGATGAAATAAATGCATTAAGAGCAACATTTAAATATAGACCAAGAAATTGGACAGAAGACCCAACGAAATATGGAATGGAAAGAGAGAAATTTTTCCATTCATATATTCATAGAAAATTAAAACCAATAACTTCAGATGAAGAAGCTGCACAACTATTAAAATACGCAAACCAAAGAAGGGATGCAACATTACCACAAGCATTAGCTAATGCAAAAACTAAATTAAAAACAGCAGCAGGTTCAGCAAAAGCTGGAGCATCAGCTTTATTATCAGAAGGAGTTGATTACCTTGCAGGGCTACCGCCAAAAGTAAAGGATGCGTTTACAACAGCAAAACAATATTATGTTAATGAATTTGGTTGGTCTGAAGCTCAAGCTGAAGCTGTATTAAGGGGCATTTCTGTATCCGCAGGTAATAGCATTAATACATTATCCGACCCTGAAAAATTAAAACAAATTGGTTTGGGTCTATATACAAGTATGAGTGCTAAAGCATCAAAAGCTCAGGCGGCTGTTTCTGAATTTGGAAGATCAGCATTATCACAAGCTGGCAATTTGGGTCCAAAAGCAAGAGATGCATTTCAAACAGCTAAGAGATATTATGTTAAAGAGTTTGGTTGGTCAGATGCACAAGCTGAACAATTCCTACAATCAATTGCATCATCAACTGGCGGTGCTCTTGATATGTTAAGCGATCCTAATAAATTAAAACAATTTGGAACAACAGCCCTACAGGCGGCAAGTGGTTATGGTAAAAATATTAGAGATAAAGTTGGTGGTATTATGGATAAGGGAGCTATTGTTATTAATGAGGCAGCTTTATCATTAGCCAATGGTGAACTTATAGCCGATGATCTAGGGCAGAAAATAATTGATTCATCAAAAGCACTCGGTGAAAAAACTATGGCAGGAGCTCAATTCGTAGCAAATAATGTAACAAATGTAGTATCAAATTCAACCAATAGTAATAGAACTACTGTAGCAGGCGGCGGATCACAAACCCAAGGTACTATGGGTAGAGATTTCTTCGATAGACAACTATATACAGGAAACTATCGGTAAGGAGTAAAAATAATGGCATTAGCAAATTCCAATGTTCTTCAAGAAGTATTTGGATACCCACCCGATAATCTAGAAGAACGTACTAATATAATGATTAGAAAATCTATGCCAGTAGTAGAGTTTAGACCATCAACTCCACAGTTTCAAAATGGTCTTGATCTATTTACAATCATGCCTGCATGGATACAGTACAGTGAATTATTAAAAGATAATGGATTTATAACTCCAAACAATGGAACAATTAAATTAGCATTTTTGGCTGATAACTTCCCAACTGATACATTTACAAATGAATACGGAGAAAACTTTTTACAAAAATTCACTGACGTTGCATCCGAAGGAGCTGCATCAATAGCACAAATGTTCGGTGCTGAATCAGCTACACAAGTTTTTGGCGGTGTACAAAAACAAATGCAATCTTCTGAGAACATGGCGGCTAAAGGTATTGGTAAAGGAATGGAATGGTTAGGTGATACTGCCTCTGCTGCTCATAATGCTTTATCTAAAGTAGGTTCTATTGGTAAGTTTGCTGCCAATAGTGTCAGTTTAGTTGATAGATTGGCCGCTGGTTCTAGAATTGACTTTCCTATGGTTTGGAAATCAAGCGGGTTTCAACCATCTTATTCATTTACTATAAGATTATATAATCCATGGCCACAAGATCCAGACTATACAAATAAATATATTATTGGTCCTATTGTGGCTATTATGTTACTAGGGGTTCCGAGATCACAAGATAGTTCAACATTCACATGGCCATTCTTGCATCAAATTACATGTCCTGGTTTGTTTGATTTAAACCCAGGTTTTATCAGCAATATCACTGTGGTTAAAGGTGGTGATCAACAGCAAATTGCATTTCAACAAAGAATGGGAATAGTAGATGTAAGAATAGATGTGGGTAGTTTGTACAGTAGTATGTTAGCAGGAGATAATAATGTTACATCTACCAGACCAACAGTTAAAAAATATGCTGAAATATTGGCTGGAGGAAAACAGGTATCGAGTAGGGTTGCAGATAACAACAGATATGTTAATAAAATTGGGGACGGTCCAGAAGGTGGAAGATCAGTTGGTTTTATAAGTAAAACAGATGAACAAGACTTTTTAACTAAAAATGGAACGCTAGCAAACTTTACTAGAAACCCTACGGCTGGAAGACAAAGACAGGCAACAAGTCCTAAGATTCATGCTGATGATACAGGTAGCCCAAGTGTTACAGAAAGAGTAACCACAGCCGCAAAGCAAACATATGCTCAATTACTAGCACAGCTTGGTCTTTAACAGGTTGTGTTTCTCATGCACATAGTTAGATAAAACGCAAGGTAGGAATGTATGATATATTGAGTTTGTGAAGTGTATGAATTAAATGTTTGTAAATACCCGATATTCTTCATTATATTTAACAACAAAATATTTATTTGCTGTTTGAAATATATTCTGGATCTTGTTCGTTTTACAGCCATTAATTTTTTGACATAATCAAAATATTTTTTACCGCAAAACATAGACTTATCCGTAACGTCTTTTATAAACAACTGTAAAATCAATCTAATCTCATCCGCGTATTTCATATTATTCAATTCTTTTGTAATCAAATCAGCAATAACAGGTTTAATTTTAGTTATGAGAATTGCATCCTGCATCGCTTTTCTATCTACAGTTCTATAGATAGTTAAATTCTTAACAGTAGAATCAATAACACGTTTTCCTCTTTCCATTGATTGATTTTGATATTGATTTCCTTCGTCATCAGAAACATCAGATTGAGTTTTTATTGCATCACCAGATTTCCATGCTCTATAATAATGTTCAGCAAAACTCTTGACGCTCTGACTGATTCTATGTCTTGAAACAGAAACAAATTGAATAATACCCTCAACATTTGCGGTCTTAATATCATTTGTATATTTTTTCTGTAATTCTTTTGCAAGATGAAATAGACTATTAGCAATAGTTTTTTCTCTTGCGAATAAATGAGTTTTTGTAATAGTTTCAAGAGCATATGAAAATACTTCTTCACTACAAAATTGTTTGAAATGTCTTTTCATAACATGAGCATATTGTCTTACCATATGGTATACTAATGTACTGTAGTATAAATCATTATTTCTATTCTTTAATGCATACCACATTATGAAAAGCAATAAATTTGTTGCAGGTTCATTTGTAATGTTGAATGATTCAGCAACAGTTCCCTTATACATTCTTTTAGCAAAATCTTTTAAATCCTTATCCGACAAACCAACCGCATTCAAAATAGTATGATATTCTTTTTTATGCGTTGGAATATAACAGGGGCGGGACAAATTATTCACATCACTAGACACAATCTTCAACATAGTTCGTTGTAGATTGGAAGGATTTATTTTTGATTTTTCTAATAAAATATTCATAATTATTTAAAAATCTTAACCTCAATATCATCTTCTGTAAAATATACATATTCTGGACCATATTCTAATAATTGTTCTTGAGTTAAATTAATCAGATCAAAATTAAAGAATATATTAGAGCCAGGTTTTATAAGTCTGCAATGTTCCACACCATCTACGTTTTGAACTATATCAACAATTTCAGATCTATACAGATCAGCCTCAATACCAAACCTATCACTAAATCCTTCAACTAATGCCTCACGGACCGAAGCCGCAAGATCTGAAATAGATCCTGTATATTCACTTGTTTGAAATACATCTAATTTTATTTGTAATGGTATCATATAATTTGGTAGAACCCAACCTGCAGCACCATAAATGTATTTATATCCTTTATTTGTAACATAAACAATATCATCTGTATTCGGTTCAGTAAAATACCATGAAACTGTTGTAGAGTCTATTGATGTAGCATCGGTAACAAGAGCACATTGTGCTATCTCGCCTTCATGGCCTGCAAACTCTCCCTGCCCATTAAATACAATATATCTATCACCATTCGTACAAGGAAAATCAGGACCACAAGGATTACCAGGATCTGATTTAAAATCAATAACCGGCAACGTATTAACTTCATTTAATTGCATATTTTGTAAACTACCGATTGTATTACCGAATTTAATATTAACAAAATCAGTTAGCATTTTATAATTTTGGAATTGTAAACTAGTCAAAAATGATTGTAAAGTCAAAGTTTCAAATTCTTGTTGATCAATCGAGTCGTAAAATTCTTTTTCAATCACAGGAATATCATAAACCGTATAAGTGGTACTATCTTCTATAACAACATTAGATCGTGTATAATTAACTAATGATTGTATAAGAATAAATGTATTTTGGTATCTCCCGATTAATCCTTCGCTTGGATGTTGCAATGTAAAATAATAAGTTAATTCGCCTTCATCTATTACTGAATAATTTGGAAATTCTAGTATAAATTCATTTGCAGTAGTATCGTTTACCATATTATAAACAGCGCCCGTCTCTAAAATTTGCATTTGTGCTGTAACTTGATCGTAGTCTAATGCAGTTGAATTATATTTAAGTCTATATGTAACAGAATCCGTACCGCCGGTTGAAACTAAAAGATTATCAGCATATAAATCATAATCTGAATTAAAACTTGTGATTAATGTAGGGACTTGAGCAAAATCAAATAAAACATATTGATAGTCTGCAACCGTATTAAGGGCATTAATAGTCATATCAAACATCGTATAGAAATCAACGCCATTAATATTAACTATAGTTTTTCTCGGAACTTCTGTTGTATTAAATTGTGTAAATGCATTTCTAGTTGGAACAATCTCTCCGAGATACAATAAAGTAATGAAAAGACATATTTCATTTACCTTTACATCTGATCTTTTCAATACAGGCAATGAATTAGGACCGATAGGTGAATTATCTATAATAATATTAGAATTAACATAGTCATCTTCAGTTACAGTTCTTTCTAATGCGGTTAAATTAATAATAGAATTTCTTCTAACTTCTTCAACTCCTTCTTCATCCTCGCCGCCAGTAGCAGCAATTGGATTAACTACTTCATAACTTACTAATTCTGTAACGCCCGCATCCGTTTCATTGTATATTCTCTCAGCGCTTCTTATTGTACCTGAAATTACATTACCATCTTCTCCTTGAGTTAATGTTAATGTAAATCTTACTGTACTACTGGGAGGAGGTTGATACCCGATGATACCATTACCAAATGCAACATTCACACCATCATCTGTTCTTCTTAGTATATATCCCTTTGTATTTTCATCCATTAAATAAAGACTATTATATAAGGTATATGTATCCCACCCAGTTTGATTTGGTTCTCTAACCTCAACTAAAATTTCAGCAAGTTTACTATCGAACGGAACATCCAAATTGACAAATTGATATACTTGAAGATCACTAGCAATTTGAAACTCTTGAATGTCTTCTGTTAATTGTCTAAAATTTATAGCAAAAGCAAAATAATCGTCTTCGATAACAACAGGTATATTAAATACTTTTGTTCCTTCTTGTGCAGTTATCCTTACAGCTGAATTATTTGTAATCTCGATTGTTGTTTCGTAGTATGTAGAAAAAGTAACATCATCTGATGCATACGCTTTAAACCCTACAGGGATAACTATCTCTGTAACAGGATCAGAAAATCCAAAAGGAATTGTAAACAAAACATCGGTTGTTGCATAACTTGCAAGACTAGGATCATAACCAAGAAATGCAGATAAATTATAAATAGAATCAGGTAGTTGTGCTTTAGTCAAAAAGAATTCACGATAAACAGAAGTCTGATAAAACATTAAATTGCTTGTAACTGTTGCTAATGCTTCAACGATAAAGGATAGGAATGACGATTTCGTAAGATCTACATTTTCTAGTTCTAAATATTTTTTCAATTCAGCAATAATTAAATTTCTATTTTCTTCTCTAGATAAATATACATCATATGATACTTTATCACTAGTAGCCATTGTTTATCCCTTATACTAAATAAAATCCGCTATTTGCGTCAAACAATTCTTTCTTACATCTGTTTCTAAGTATTTGATTTTTTTGTAAAAGTCTTGTTAAATATTCTGCATCTTCAAGTTCATGAATCTTTTTATCATATTCATAGAAAGCATATGTATCTAAGACTTGTGCATCAAGATCTCTCTCAGTAACACTCTGCTCAACTTCAACTTTTAATTTCCAATATGTTCTATCTGTATTAACAGATTTTTCAACGCCAGATACATTGAAAACTGGATAGGTGTCATTAACGGGTCTTAGATACGACTGTTCCATTTTTATTTTATCGTTTGGTAAAGGAGTGAAATTGTAAGTGCTTGGTATAACAAAACGTGTTTCGCCTTCTTTAATATAACCAATATCTTGTCCATCAAAAACAGTTGATACATCTTCAATATAATATACAGGAAGTAATAATATCTTGTTCCATCTTACCCCTGAAAATTCTCCAACTCTATCATACGAACCAGCGAAAACATTCTCATCTTCCCATACGGTTTCTTCTGAATCAATATGATAATAAGTTGTTAGAAATGCGACTATATCTTTGCTATAAAAATCATACACAAGATTTTGATATTCATGGATATAATCGTATATTCTAGTAAATTTTTGAGTTGACATTAATTAGCAGTCCTTGTTAAGAAATCACCAAATGTTACATCATCAAACTTAACATCTAATGTGCCTTTCTCGCCTTGGTAATTTGCATATATTTTTACATCGAATCTTCTACCGCTTGGTTGTAATGTTATTTCTATATTTTCAATTCTTGCTCTATTATCATATATTGATATTCGTGTTACTATCTCAGCTTTTATTCCTGCAACAGTAGAATCATCAGCAGGTTCAAATATATACTTATATAAATCACTACCAAACTCAGGATCGTGTAGATAAGTACCCCTTGGTGTAAGTAAAATATTATTCCAAGAGTTTAAAATAACATTTAAATCTTGAATTCTTTTAAAATCGCCGCCAGAGGAAATTAACGAAAGGTAGTCATGTACCCTTTCTTGCGAACCAATAACCTGTTTTCTAAAGCGATCAAGTAAATTGGACATTATTTTCCTCTCTTAGCGATTTCCTCTGTAACCATTTTTTTCTTATCGTCTTCTAGATCTGTTTTCCATTTTAAATAATTATAGAATCTTTTTATTGGCATCATGTTCACATCCGGATAAGATTGCTTGCTCATTTCCATACAGGCAAATATATTAGACTCAAGCATATCTCTATACTTATTAGTATAATCAGAATGTGAACACCATGCGAAAAAAGTTGGCTACGAGATCAAGATCAATAAGATCTTCAGCACCACAATGAACACATGAAGTTTTCATCTTCAGGCTGATACCATATTGTCCCAATTCGTCCCTATATGATTTATGTATTGCTCGTTTATCTCTAGCTGGCAGAGACATATATGCATCAATAATATCGCCTCTTTCAGAGTACACAACTGAATCACCTTCTTCAGGAGTATGTTGAAATTTATCAATAATCAGAGTCTCAGTAATAACATCCATATTAGAATCTTTACCAACTCCCTGTGATTTTATAGCTACCATTTCATCATATAGAGTAGGTTGTTTTAAAATACAACTCACACCTTTAGATGCTGGAAGCTCAACAGGAAATCTTTTTTCTAATATTTTTTCGCCTGGATAAGGCATATAATTGAATGTTGCTGAGGCTTGAACTGTAACTGGATATTCTCTTGAGCATGAACTACAGGTAACATCATAATTTCTTATTTCCTCATAAGAAATATGATATAGGCCATATAATAAAGCGTCTCTGTCTTTCAATGTAACGCTTTTCAAGAAACTATCATAATCAGTTACTTGTTCAGGTTTTGCTACGAGGGAATCAAAGATGCATTTATTTAAATGCTCATGAATCTTGGTAGGGGTCATTAAACTACCCTTTAATCGTTCTTCTTCTTTCACAGTCAATGACCTAACAGTAAATGATAATTTTGTCTGTGGTGTAATAACTTCATACTCCGGAAACTTCACATCAAACCCTTTAAACATTGGTACTTCCTCCTTTCAATTCGTGTCTAACGGTTCTTCAATAAATAAAATACAATATCCTTTTAAATCAGGTAGGGGACTTTCGCCCCCTGACCTGATCTCGATAATTCTAAATTAGGCAGAAATTGCAGCAGCTTTAGCTTTAAGCTGTGAAACTTTCTTACCAACAGCAGCTTTACATTTTGCAGGATCTTTAGATTTAGCACAAGTTCCTGAAGCAGCCTGAATAGCTGATGCTTGTTTCATAATAGCTTGTTTCTTGAATTTATTCATACAAGCTGTTTTTGCAGCACCAGATTGGCCAGCACAATTTTTAGCAGCTGCGCTGAAAAATCTTTTGTAGATTTTATAACCAGCATAAATAGCAAGAGCAGCCGCAGCAGCTCCACCTGTTGCCATACCTGCTTTT